GCTGATGATGCTTCACCCCAGTTCCCTGCTCCCCAAGTATCTGTACCCCAACCATAACCATATGATTGTGCGGCAGGACCCACTGGTTCGTATGGAATTAATTCTATACTACCACCTGTAGATACAGTGCCAGATGCATTAGAACTTTGTGTAACCGTAAATACAGAACTTGATGTAACAGAAGTTACTTGAAAGTTTTTATCTTCAAAATCAGATGCAGAATATCCTGTACCACCAGGTAATGTTACACTGTTAAATTGTACAATGTCACCTGCTACCAAGTTATGACTAGATTTAGTTACAGAACAAATAGCAGAACCAGATGTAGTTGCAATTGTTGCACCAGACAAAGCTGCTTTTACAGGTGTGATGTCATAAAGCTGACCTTCAAAATAAAGTAATAAAAACTTGTCTGTACCTATGGCAACGTAACGGTTACCATCAAGATCAACAAACGCAAACTGTCTTCGCGCTACACCACATATAGTATCTGTAACAAGTGAGGACCAGCCACCAACTTTTTCTGGTAACATGTATCTAAATCTTACATTGTCACAATCAACCCAACGTCGTTCAGCACCAACAGATGTATTCTGTTTGTCGATTCCTGGAAAGAATGTAAAGTCTAATAGGGCCACGTATTAGCTCCTATATTTTGTCTTTGTATACCCAGCCTCTCGCTGCATTAACATACACCAAGGTAAAAGCTGAAGCATTTGTTGAAACAACTAAATCAGATCCAGATCCATTTATGTTAGATCCATTTCTACCAACAGTAAGGTTGTTAGATGCAAGATTGTTTCCACTATCAATAAATGTAACTTCATTTCCGACAGCAGGTGAAGCAGGTAGGTTTATTGTAACCGCAGCACTTATACCACTTCCAGATGTATCAACTAAAACCTGGTCTCCATTAACTGTAGTATATGTACCACCGGGAGTATGGTATCCTTTAGTTTGTAATTTACCTGTAATATTTGTACCATCAGAATACAACACCGTTGTAGATCCTACTGGTAAAGTTAATCCGGTTCCTGATACAGTTTTAACAGTTAGTGTATATTGAGAAGAAGATCTATTTGTACCATCTTCTACAATAAATACTCTTTCTGCAGAGTCTGGCATAGTCACTGCTCTGTTTCCAGCTAGTGTGCCAGTTAATTTATAATATAAATTTTTACCATTTGCTGTAGCATGGTTTGCTAAAGATAAAGCTACATCACCAGATGCTACATCTAAAGATAAATAACCTGATGAGGCCTGCTCTAATATCTGTAAATTCGTGTTTGTAATTGTACCCCAGGTACCTGATTTTTCACCTGTGGTAATTAATTCTAG